TTTCCCAAAGATGATTGTTGAACAAAGTTTTGATGATGAAGACGGTGGCACCGCACAGGACATTGATACGACTGAAGCAATGAGCGCTTATATGTCGGCAATCAGTCGTAACAAAGCACGTGCCCAATAATATTATTAACGGATGTAATTAAAAAAGGAGAAACAAATGTTTCAGACAGAACATCTACAAGAAAAGTGGCAGCCAGTCCTAGAACACCCCGATCTTCCGAAGATTGAGGATTCTTACAAGCGGGCCGTTACCACTCTCATCCTAGAAAACCAAGAAGCTGCTTTGCGTGAAGACCGTGGTTTTCTTGCAGAAACAGCACCAACCAACAGCACTGGTGGTTCGATTGACAATTGGGACCCAATCCTGATCTCCCTCGTTCGCCGTGCGATGCCTAACCTTATCGCGTATGACGTTTGCGGTGTGCAGCCAATGACAGGTCCAACGGGTCTGATCTTTGCGATGCGTTCCTCGCTTCAGTCTTCCGATGGTGCAGAAGCTCTCGTTGACGAGTCCTTCCCAGGCGCACAGGGTCGTTCGAACCAGAACGCTGCCGGTACAATCGGTGGTGGCGATGTTGGTTCTACAGAAACCAACCCTGCTGTTCTTAATGACAGCCCTGCCGGTACTTACACAAGTGCCACAGGTATGACGACTGCTCAGGCAGAAGCCCTTGGTGATAGCGGCACGAACGCTTTCGCTGAAATGGCCTTCTCCATTGAGAAGTCAACGGTTACCGCTGTGTCCCGTGCCCTCAAGGCCGAGTACACGATGGAACTGGCGCAAGACCTCAAGGCGATCCACGGTTTGGACGCCGAAACAGAACTCAGCAACATTCTGTCCACAGAAATCCTTGCTGAAATTAACCGTGAAGTTGTTCGTTCGCTGTATGTTACGGCGGTTGCGGGTGCTCAGGTTAATACAACTAACGCTGGTATCTTTGATCTGGACACCGACTCGAATGGTCGTTGGTCGGTTGAAAAGTTCAAGGGTCTGATGTTCCAGATCGAGCGTGACGCCAATGCGATTGGTCAGCAGACTCGTCGCGGCAAAGGTAACATGCTGATCGTTTCGGCTGACGTTGCTTCTGCTCTTCAGATGGCTGGTGTTCTTGATTACACGCCTGCTCTGAACAACAACCTGTCGGTTGACGACACATCCACCACATTCGCTGGTGTGATGAATGGTCGTTTCAAGGTCTATGTTGATCCGTATTCTGCAAACGTCGCTGCTTCTCAGTACTACGTCTGTGGTTACAAGGGCACATCGCCTTACGATGCTGGTTTCTTCTACTGCCCATACGTTCCGCTTCAGATGGTTCGTGCGGTTGGTGAGAACTCCTTCCAGCCCAAGATTGGTTTCAAGACCCGTTATGGTCTTGCTGCTAACCCATTCGCTGCTGCGGGTGCGGTTGCTGCTGGTGACACGGTTAACACCGATGCTTCACTGGATGCGAACACCAATGCTTGGTATCGTCGCGTTAAAGTCTCTAACCTTATGTAAAATAAGGGGTCTAACAGACTTGGGGGAGAGCTTCGGCTCTCCCCTTTTTTTGTTATAAATAGATACATGGCAACAGCATCATCACCACTCGCAAGACAACCAGATCAATTGGACTACGCAAGTCCTACTCAATTTCGCTTTGGTATCAAACAATTACCGAAGGTAGAGTTTTTTACAATTAATGCAAATCTACCCGGCATTGAAGGTGCATCTATAGATTTTGCAAACCCTTTCAACAACATTCCAGTTATGGGTGATAAACTTACCTACAGCGATCTTAATATCACATTTATCGTTGATGAATATCTAGAAAATTATCAATCACTACACAACTGGCTTACTGGTTATGGGTTTCCATCTGACAGAGCTGAGTTTAGAACACATAGGGATGTAACATCAAACACTCCAGCTGGTGGTTCAACGCCGCCTGTTGACCTTGTTACTAATGCAACTCCTGATAAGGCAATGTACTCAGATGCATTTCTTATGATCCTGTCAAACAAAAACAATCCAATCCTAAATGTAAATTTTCAAAATGTTTTTCCTGTTTCGTTGAGTGGATTAGAATACACGCAAGGTGCAACAGACGTTGAATACATGACTGCTGATGTTTCCTTTAAATATCAAATCTACAAATTTGAGAGTGTCTAAATAGAAATGAGCAGATTTGGTAAGCTTTAACAATTATCAAATCTTAGACTTAATCACTGGTGACAACTCGTTCGAACTCATCAGAGTCAATATAGCAAAGAGAGAAACCAAACTGCTCACTTTTTTTATTATGAGGTAAACATGGATTTAGAGACACTAAAACGAACTGCAAGAGAAGACCTTCCCGTATCTGATCTAGAACACATTGATCAGGAATCTTTCAAAAATCAAATGATCAAACAGAAGTGGTTGGACTACAAGGCTGACTTTGAACTTCTGCTCATCAAAGCAAAGACTGACCACCAACAGATGTACCGCGAGAAGTGGGAGTACTATGGTGGTAAGGCAGATGCAAAAGTGTATGCATCCAAACCATTTGACATCAAGGTTATGAAGACAGACCTTCAGATGTACATTCAGTCTGACGATGATATTCTTCGACTTCAAAACAAAATGGGTTACTATGAATCCTGTGTAGATTATTGTAAGGGTGTAATCAAATCTATCGACAATCGTGGATGGGACATTCGTAATGCAACTGATTGGAAGAAGTTTGAAGCTGGTATGATATGATTCATTACACCAACATTCGCAATATTTTTTCTGTTCCTGATACGTTGGAAAATGGCGCTATTACAAATGAAAGTGGTACAGTTAAAAGAAGTTCAAAGGTATCTTTTATTGAAGATGCTGAAATCTGTAGAGAAATCTTTAACATAATCGATTCTACCACACTAATAAATCTGACTGATATTGAACCATTGCAATATTCTGAATATAGTGTTGGTGATGAATATGGGTGGCATCGTGACGTTCATGACGAGCCATATTATAATGGACTAGTTCGAAAGGTATCCTTTTCAACTATTCTAAATGATGATTTCGAAGGTGGTGAATTTGACATTGAAACAAACAATCCAATGGACAAAAAAAGATACCAGACATTTGAATCTGAAGAATACAACACTATAATATTTCCCGCGCATATGTGGCATAGAGTAAGACCAGTAAAGTCTGGTGTTAGAAAATCCATCGTGGGTTGGTTACTAGGAAGGCCATAATGACTTGGGGTTATCATACTCTTTTTGATTGCGAAGAATGTCCAGTAGAAAAATTTACTGAAGAAAACATTCGATCATTTATTTTAAATATCGTAAAAGATATAGGTATGAAATCATATGGTGATCCTATGATTGCTCACTTTGCGTCTCACAATCCTGATGTTGCAGGATTTAGTTTTTGTCAAATGATTGAAACAAGTAATATCACAGGACATTTTGTAGATAAAACTGGCGATTGTTATATCGATATTTTTAGTTGTAAGGATTACGATAGAGGACTTGCTACTGGAATTATTGTGGATTTCTTTAATCCTAAAGAAATTAAAATGAAATATATTGAGAGGGGTTAGTTGTGCGTATATCAAAAAAGAACGAAGTATACCTAGTTCTATCTGATATGACAGATTCAGCCCGGCAAGAGTTGTCTGAGTTTTTTACCTTTGAGGTGCCGGGATTTAAGTTTATGCCTATGTATCGTAATCGAATGTGGGATGGAAAGATACGACTTTTTTCTCCAGCAACGGGTGAAATATATGTTGGTCTATTAGAATACATCAAAGGGTTCTGTCAGAAAAACGGAATTGACTATATATTAGAAGAAGGAGTAGAAAATGATAGGACTGTTGTACGTCAGGTCGTTAGAGATTTTATCAGGTCACTCAAACCCCGAGCCGCCGGTAAATCCCTTAAAGTTCGTGACTACCAAATTGATGCAGTACATCACTGTATTGCCAGAGATCGTGCTCTTATCGTTAGTCCTACTGCTTCGGGCAAGTCACTCGTAATATATTCGTTAGTTCGTTATTATCATATGATGGGGTTGAAGACCCTAATACTAGTTCCCACTACCTCACTTGTGGAACAGATGTATTCAGATTTCGAAGACTACGGCTGGAGTTCTGGTACATATTGTCAAAGAGTGTATCAGGGTCATTCTAGTAAAGTTGAGAAAGACGTTGTAATTTCTACATGGCAGTCTATCTATAAACTACCAAAGAAGTATTTTGAACAGTTTGGTTGCGTGATTGGTGATGAGGCACATATGTTCAAGGCCAAGTCACTTACTGGTATTATGACTAAGTTACACCTATGTAAGTACAGATTCGGTCTTACAGGCACCCTAGACGGGACACAGACGCACCAACTTGTTTTAGAGGGACTATTTGGTCCAGTTGAAAAAGTAACGACTACAAAGGAGTTAATTGAGAAGAAATCTCTTGCTAACCTAAAAGTCAAGTGTATTATTTTGAAACATCAAAACATACGAGAAAGAATGACATATTCTGATGAGCTCCAGTTTCTAGGCGAACATGAAAGAAGAAACGAATTTATTGCTGGGTTACTTATGCATTTGAGAGGTAACACACTATGTCTATATCAGTTAGTTGAGAAACATGGCAAACCGTTATATGAACAAGTCCAGAAATCTCAAGAGGAAGGTTTCTTTGATGACAAATTGCGAAAGATATTTTTTATCTATGGAAACACTAGCACTACAGAACGTGAAGAAATACGATCTGTTGTTGAGAACGAAACAAATTCTATCACCATTGCTTCGTATGGGACTTTTAGCACTGGTATTAACATTCGTAATATTCACAACATCGTGCTCGCAAGCCCGTCTAAATCTAGAATTAGAGTGCTCCAGAGTATCGGTAGAGGATTGCGTCAGGGGGAGAAAAAATATCTT